GGCTCTGGTATAGTAGTAATAAGGTACAAATTTCAATAATTATGACAAGTAAAATTAAAGTAGATAATATAAATAAAGTTTCAGATGATTCAAATATCATCAAAAAATGTGGAACAACTACTACAATCGGATCAGGAGCAAGTAATCCCATTGTTGTAGATGGATCTGCAGTTACATTAGGTCGTTGTGGTGGTACCGTTGCTTTAGCATCGGGTGCAACACAGACAGGTTTTGGTAGAACAGGAACTGTCGACTGGCAAACATCATCTATTAAAACATCAACATTTACTGCAGCTACTGGAGAAGGTTATTTTTGTGATACAAGTGGTGGAGCATTTACAGTTAATTTACCAGCAGGTTCTGCTGGAGCAATTGTTTCTCTTGCAGATTATACAAGAACTTGGCAAACAAATTCTTTAACCGTTTCACCAAACGGATCAGAAAAAATCGGTGGTGTTGCTGCAGATTCAACTTTAAATACAGAAGGTCAATCAGTAACTTTAGTATTTGTTGATGCAACTGAAGGCTGGATAAATGTTCAAGATTCAACTAGTGCTATTCAAGGAAGACTTGTAACTCCTTTTATAATTGCAACAGGTGGAACAATAACAACTAGTGGAGATGATAAAATTCATACATTTACAGGTCCAGGAACTTTTTGTGTAACAAATGAAGGCACAGGATCTAATCAAGTACTTTCTCATTTAGTCGTAGCTGGTGGTGGTGGCGGTGGACACGACGATGGTGGTGGCGGTGGAGCAGGTGGTTTTAGAGAGAATGAATCTCCTGTAACTCCTTACACAGCATCACCTTTAAAAGGTGGAACAGCGGTTACAATTTCTACAATAGGTGGTATTCCAGTTACAGTGGGTGGAGGTGGTACAGCAGGTCAACCAGGAGGAGCAGATGCTACAAATGGATCAAATTCAATTTTTAGTACAATAACATCAACCGGTGGAGGTTTTGGTGATCGAGGTCAACCAGCTGGTGGTCCTGGTGGTTCTGGAGGTGGTGGTGATGCTCAAGATGCAGGCGGTACAGGAAACACTCCTCCCGTAAGTCCCGCTCAAGGAAAAGATGGCGGAGCTGGTACTCCAGGTGGAAATGCTGCTGGTGGTGGTGGCGGTGCTCTTAATACTGGTTCAGCAGGAACAGGTAGTGGTGCACCAGGTAATGGTGGTAATGGTGGAGGAGGAGCAACAACAAGTATTACAGGAAGTCCTGTAGCATATGCCGGCGGTGGTGGTGGCGGTGGTTATGCAAGCGGAGGATCTGGTGGACCTGGTGGAGGAGGTCAAGGTATGAGTTATTCTAGTGGAACAGCGGGTGCCGGCACTGACAATAAAGGTGGTGGCGGCGGTGGTGGATCAACTGCTCCTGGTTCAAGAGCTGGTGCAGCAGGTGGATCAGGTGTAGTAATAATAAGGTACAAATTTCAATAGGTAAATTATGAGTGAAATAAAAGTAAATAAAATTAGTCCAAGAGCAGCGTGTGGCACAGTTCAATTAGGAGATAGTGGAGATACCTTTACAATTCCTGCAGGTGCAACAATTAATAATCAAGGTACAGCAACAAACTTTGGTTCTACAGGTGAAATATCTTGGGTAACAACCAAAAAAACAGCAACATTTACTGTAACAGCTGGAGAAGGATATTTTTGCGATACTTCAGGTGGAGCAATTACAGTTAATCTACCAGCAGGAACTGCCGGTAATTCTTTTGCAGTTGCAGATTATACAAATACATTTCAAACAAATAATTTAACAATATCACCAAATGGATCACAAAAAATAGGTGGTGAAGCACAAGATGCAATTTTATCAACCGAAGGACAATCTGCATATTTTGTATATGTAGATGATACCGAAGGTTGGAAAAATGTTATTGATTCAACGTCTAATATTACAGGAGCACCACCTTTTATTGTAGCAACAGGCGGTACTATTACAACTTCAGGAAATTGCAAAATTCATACTTTTACAGGTCCGGGTACTTTTACAGTTTGTTCTGTTTCACCTTGCGCAGCAAATAATGTAGTTTCACACGTCGTCGTTGCAGGTGGCGGTGGTGGAGCTCAATCAAGAGGTGGCGGTGGTGGAGGTGGAGGATATAGAGAAGTAGTAAGTCCAAGTTCACCTTATACAGGATCTCCATTAAATGGTTATCCAAGCTCTCCAAATAGAGTAACAGTTACAGCAACATCTTTTCCAATTACAGTCGGAGGTGGTGGTGCTAGAGGAAAAGCTCCACCACCAGCTGCTGGTATTGGAACTAATGGAGCAAATTCAATTTTTAGTACAATTACTGCTGCTGGAGGTGGAGGTGGAGCTCCAGGCTGTGCAAATACTTCTCCTTATGGACCTTCACTAGTTCAAAGATCTGGTTTAGCTGGAGGATCTGGCGGAGGTGGTGGTTCAGGAAATGATGGTGGTGGAAATGGTGGAGCAGGTAATACTCCTCCAGTAAGTCCAGCTCAAGGGTTTCTTGGTGGTAATGCTTGTGGTAGTAGTCAATTATCAGCAGGTGGTGGTGGAGCAACAGCAGCTGGTGCTGCTGGTGCACCAGGAGGTAACGGAAATGGTGGAGCAGGAGCAACAAGTTCAATTAATGGAACACCAACTGCAAGAGCAGGTGGCGGTGGTGGTGGAGCTCCGTGTGGTCCTGTAACAAGAGGTGCTGGTGGAACAGGTGGCGGTGGACCAGGAGCAACTCCAGGTAGTAATTCACCAAATACACCAGGATTAGATGGTGGTAATGGAACAGACAACACTGGTGGTGGTGGAGGTGGAGCAGCTGCACCTAGTGGATATGATGGTGGAAATGGTGGATCAGGAATTGTTATTATTAGGTACAGATTTCAATAGTTGAATGATAATTAAAATTAATATATAAGGAGAAACATTATGGCACATTTTGCAAAATTAGGATCTAACGGAAAAGTTATTCAAGTATTAACTTTGAATAATTCTGATATGTTAAACGCTGATGGCGTTGAAGATGAATCAGTAGGTCAACAATATTTAGAAACACACAATAATTGGCCTGCACAGATGTGGATACAAACTTCCTACAATACAGCAGGTAATAAACATAAATCCGGCGATGATTCAAAAGCATTTAGAGGAAACTACGCAGGTATAGGTTATATCTGGGATGAAGATAATAATATCTTTTGGCCTAAAAAACCATATGCATCTTGGGTAAAAAATACTACAACTGCTAGTTGGGATTCACCAATAGGTGATGCTCCAGCTTTAACTGCAGAACAAACTTCACAAAACGAAGCTGGCACACATTCTTGGGTATATCATTGGAATGAATCAGGCCAGTCTTGGGACTTGACAAACGATTTAGCATAAATTAAAAATGGTGGTGGTATGCAGAAGAAAGTATTAAGCGAACAAAGTCTATTCTATGGTAATATTGATATGCCGAAAGGTTTTGAGATAGACCAGGAAAAACTTACTAACGATATTTTACAATCATCATTTACTAATAAACAATTTCCATTTTCAAGAACTTGGGATATGTTGAATACTTATATGCGAGACTTTATTGGTCTTGATTATAGTATCAATTTAGTCAACAAGGATTCTTGGGGTGAAATTTATAAACCTGGTCAAGTATCTAAACCTTTATTAAACGTTGATCCAGTAGATCTTCGAAACTCACCTGACTTTACAATGCTTTACGGAGTTAAAGTTGATAAGTGTTGGGTAAGAATACATTTTGATGACAATAGACGTAAGGGAAGAAGTTGGGACATAGAACTTAAAAAAAATATGTTTGTTATGTTTCCATCAACTAATATGTATTACCTAACTAATAACCAGAAAGATAGTTTAAATTTTGTGCAAACAATAACTTATGAATATATCTAATTATTACTGGCATTTTCCTGCAGCGCTTACACCAAAATTTTGTGATGATGTAATAGCTTATGCAAATTCACAAAAAGAAGTAATGGCTAGAACAGGTGGCTATGCTGATAGAAAATTAAATAAACAAGAAGTATTAGATTTAAAAAGAAAAAGAAACTCTGATTTAGTATGGCTAGATGATACTTGGATATATAAAGAATTACATCCATATGTTCATACGGCTAATATAAATGCTGGTTGGAACTTTGATTGGGAAAGATCAGAACCGTGTCAGTTTACAAAATATAAACACAATCAATATTATGATTGGCATTGTGATAGTTGGGAAAAACCTTATGAAAAAGAAGGACCCGACAATGGTAAGATTCGAAAACTATCTATGACTTGTCAATTAACAGATGGTTCAGAATACACAGGTGGTGAATTAGAATTTGATTTTAGAAACTATGATCCACATATGAGAGATGAAAGT